GTGTGGCCAAGCTACCGCGTGTTGACTGGTCGGGTGGTGACGTTATGAGCATTATTAAATTTGAGAAAAAAGAATATCGAGTCGTCACGTCATGCGAGCACAACAACGTAAATATCGATAGAGCAAACAAGCAAATAACTTGTAGAGACTGTGATGCAGTGCTTGATCCGTTTGACGCAATTATGGGCTACTCAGATGCGTTAGATGATTGGGCTAAGCGGCTGGATAAATATGCCGATGACACCAAGCGCGATTTTGCTCGTAATCGGATAGTCGCTCGCAGACTTGAAAATAAGAAAAAAACCAAGTGCTATCATTGCGGCGAAGTAACAGAGATCAAGATCAAAGAACCTACGCTTTGGGAGTCTCATGAAGAAATGGTTAAGGGGTCGGTATGAAGCATCTAACGCAAGCGGTATTTGATGGCATGCCTAAGTGGGTTAAGAGCGCACGTATAGACGCAAAAGGAAAGCTGGTTGTTTACAGTCTAGAGAAGTCTTTAGTCACCAGAATTTTAAACAACGAGATTCTATTGCCGTGGAACTGCGGCATCTGGGACTCAGGTTTTGACACTACCGACTGGCAGAACAGTGCGATTGATAGGGGTGTGATTGAATTTAAGCTCGGTTATACATGTGGTGACTGCGGTTATCACCATGATCCACACCAGTTACGGACGACATTTTGCGAAGGTTGCAACACGTTACTCAGTTAAGGCAGCTCAACCATGAAAAAAGACCCAGCCAACTATACGCCAGGCGAGCGTAAATACGCTGATTTAAAAAAAGCGCTCAAGGCTGGTAAGCCCAATGCGGTTGTCTATCTTAAAAATTCAGCAGTGACAGAAGCGGGCGACTTTGTGATCGGTCTGTCATACAACCGAGATTTACAGCGTTACTCATGTAGCGCTATCGAGATTGACGGGGTGCGTGATAACGGCAAGTTGTGCGAATGGGATAAAAGCGGAAACGCACTGTATGACGATGTAAGCGATTTATTGATGGGTTCGGTACATGAGGGTGTAAATACGATTTAAAACAGTAGGAGGGCGGTAAATTGGCACGTAAAACAGCTATTAGATGGTCGAACATCACTGAAAGTAAAGTTGGTCAGGCAAACGCGGCAAAGATAGCGCGATTGTGGCCAGCCAAGGGCACTAAGAAGTCCAAGTTTAACAATATTGAAACGGTGGTCGATGGAATCGCGTTTGACTCGCAAGGTGAAGCGGATCGCTACTGTCACCTAAAGCGATTTGAGCGGCAAGGACGGATTAAAGATTTACGCTTGCAAGTACCGTTCGAGCTAACCCCAACCCTGCGTGATGAGGCTGGCAAGATAACGCACAGGGCTATGAATTATATCGCTGACTTTGTTTATTTTAATATCGAAAAAGATTGCGAGGTGGTAGAGGACTTTAAGGGTAGGCGCACTAGAACTTATATCGACAAGTCAAAACAAATGGCCCACAAGTACGGGATCATCATTTACGAAACCACGGTTAAAAACAATAAGGAATTTATTTTATGAGTGATGTTAAAGCTAAAAGCGAGTGGGTTCATAGATTCGCAAATATCAATCAGACTTTCGAGGTGATTTCATCATCATCAACGCAGGTCATTTATAGAAATGTTGACGGATATGGGCAACAGACCATGCTTAGACATGATTTTTTAGAAACATTTAGACCTAAGTCTGTTGTTGATGACACGTTCAATGACGACACGCCAGCGCAACGTAAGCATGCGCATTATTTCAAAGATATTAGTGATTTCAATGAAATGGACACTTATTTATTCTGCCGTGTTTGGAAGGTGAAAGACGATAGCGGAGCGTTACATCATGCGCTAAAGAAGTTGATGGACGCTGGCAAGCGCGGCAACAAAGATAAGATCAAAGACGTTACTGAGGCACGCGACACGCTCAATCGTTATTTAGAGATTGAGGCGATGTTTGCGGAGGTGAGCGATAAATAAAAACCGCCCAACGTTGGCAGACGTAGGCGGCTTGGCTGGCAAGTAACAGAGCAATGTTATTCGCAAAATCATTATACATTATTTTGGGGATAGCTGATGAGTGATACGATTGATAAAACAGTTGATTTATTAGAGGTGCAAGGATGGCTGACTGGATGGGGAGACTTTTGTAATCGTGAGACAGTAGGTGGTCATCTGGGCTATCAATCGCCGTGTGCGATCATCATGCGCGATAACGTAGAGCAGCAGAGCGCAAGTGTTCGCCCGGTGCTGTGGAATATGGACGATCAGGCGTACTACACGCTGATAGACCGCGAACTGGCTGGCATGAGGCAGTCGGGTGACAAGGAGCTTATGATGTGGGCAAGTTTGATACGACGTTATTACTTGTATGGTATGTCTTATACTCGCTTGAGTAAGTCGGTGGTCAGTAAGTATGAGTATGGCGAGGACACGAAGATACAGGCTCATGTGCGCAAGGTGCAGAGGCATTTAAGTAATGCTGAGCGTCATATTTATGAGGCTATTTTGGAGTTGGTGTGATGAGCAGGAACTATCAAGACTACATTGCTTTTAAACGTAAAATCGCAGAGATTGAGCGCCAACTTAACAATAGCGGCTATCAGACTGAAGATAATGAGCGTGAGTGCTGGCTAAGCACGACGCGATATAAGAAGCAAAGTCAAATGGCTTACTTTTTTATCATGGAAGAATCTATAGATCGCGTTGTTATAGAGATCAAGAGTTATTTAGAGTTGCATAATTCTGTATGTGTCACTCAATATACGCCCGCAGGCCCCACACCCGCCAGCAACTTAACCCCATGAACGCTCAAATCAAGTGTAATTGCGTTAATTTAGATTTTACGCTTGAAATAACTTGATTATTGGCACGACATGGGGTAACTTTGTGATATCGTGAACGGGTAGGTCGATGGATAAGAGGTTGTGTATTCGCAATCCACCAGACTTACCGCACTAAACATATTTATAAAAAGCTCATGCCTTGATTGGCGTGGGCTTTTTTTATGGGTGATTATTATGACCATACAATTAGTAAATTTAAAAGTACCGGGTGGCGACACACCCAGAAGCGCAAACATTAAGATAAACAACAACTTTAGCGACTCCACTCACGCAGCAAGCAAGTTAGTAGGTACGGATGGTGGGCAAATACCGACATCAGAGCTCGCGTTCAAAGCTGCGTTTTCGCAAATTATCCCAATTGAAGATAACAGAACAGTGTCAGTAAGTCTCGATTTTAATAACCTTGCCGCTGGCTCAAGACGAATTATGCGCGGCGACAGTAAAAACGCACCATTCGTTGACCCTGGTGCGGCATGGGACGTCCACACTTGCAAGAGTTACGCAGATGCTGCGCGCACTCAAATAGCGTTTGGCTTCGAAGGCGCACCCAGCTACATAAGAAATAGAAATTCGACATCATGGGGTGCGTGGTACGCACTTACAACTAACGTCAGCACGTATGCCACAACTACCGCAGCGGGTGCAAACGTGGTAGTAGACAGTACAGGCAAACTCATGCGCTCTACATCATCTGAGCGTTATAAAGAGATATTAGCGCCGCTTACGCTTGACGACGCAGCATACGACAACGCTATGCAGCTTGCACCTATCGTCTACCGATCAACTGCTGAAGCTGACAATCCTGATTATCATTATTACTCATTCAGTGCCGAAGCTTTGGGCGCGTTTGATCCAGCGTTTACGCTGTGGCGCGATACTGAGACTGTCACAGATGCAGATGGCAACACTACTGAGCAGCCGCTTGACGAGCGAATTGCCGAAGGTATCAATATTAACGCGCTACTGGCATTTAGTCATGCGATTGCAATCAAGCAGGACAAGATGATTAAAGATTTGCAGAATCAAATCAACACACTCAAGCCAGCCCAACAACCAAACAATTAACCCTTTTGACTCATAAGTATCTGTTTGCTGTGAGTCTTTTTTACATGCGAGGTAAGCCAGAGAGGTATAAGCATGGCAGATAAAACTATTTGCGGTGCTAAGACACGAGCTGGCAAGCCTTGTAGGAAATCGCCCGTCGAGGGTAAGAAGCGTTGCCGATTGCATGGCGGGCTGTCAACGGGACCCAGTAAGGGCAGTCGAAACAATTTAAAGCATGGCATCTACAGTCGTATCTTTGATGACAGTCAGATAGACGATGCGATAGCGATGCAAGGCACAGTAAGCCGCGAGCTTGCAATCGCACGCATACAGCTTGCTAATTGCTTGGCTTATCGTAAAGCGCAGGGCGACACGCCAGCGCTGGACGAGATTAAAGACGAGACGCTGGCAGATGAAGAAGATGAGGATGTCGTTAAGAAGGCTCGCGCTAAAGATGCAGCCAGATGCGGTGAATACTACGATCCTGATGAAGATGATTATGGTGGGCAAGAATCAGAGCCGCTAAAACGCACTAGGGTTTATCGCACACGCGACTGGGCAAACGAAGAAGCCCGGCTGATTAACCTCATTGCCAAGTTAGAGATGCAGTTGGTTAAGCAAGAGTTAAGCGTTGTTGAGCTTGCGCAGAAAAAACGCGAGGCAGAAAAGCTACCGACGGGCGGCAATAACCGCAATGTGGATGATATGACAGATGACGAACTCGATGAGTACGCTCTTAGACTACTCAGCGGAAAGTCTTAAAAACTATCTGCCGTATCTCACGCCAGCGAATAAGCGCGCACTAATTAAGGTTATTAAAGAACGTCAAAAGCGTGAGCAGTACAAGCTATACAGCTACTTCCCTGATGACGGACCGTTTGCAAGGCATGGTTACACCAAGCACCTATCCTTCTTTGCAGACGGTAAGTTCTACGGTTCACGCCTGTTCATGGCGGGTAACCGTGTCGGTAAGACGATTGCTGGCACGTATGAAGATACTTTGCACGCAACCGGCCTTTATCCTGAATGGTGGGTGGGTAAGCGCTTTGATCATCCAACGAAAGGCTGGATTGCTGGCAAGACCAACGAGACGACACGCGACATTCTACAAGCGGAGTTGTTTGGTAACGTCATCTACAAAGATGGCGGTAAGAAAAAGACCATAGATGGTAGCGGTATCATCCCAATCCACCTGATTGACCAAAAGTCAATTAGGTGGAAGTCAGGCGTCGCTGACCTAATCGATACGGTTAAGGTCAAACATGCCAGCGGTGGCTGGTCGTACATCGGTCTGAAGTCTTATCAACAAGGCCGTGGTAGCTTTGAAGGTACGGCAATGCACTACATCCATCTGGATGAAGAGCCGCCCGAAGAAGTTTATACCGAGTGTTTGACGCGTACTGCAACGACACGAGGTTTGATTTACATCACGTTTACGCCTTTGATGGGCGTAACACCGATGGTCAAAGGCTTTATCGAAAAAGCCGATGAAGGTATTAACAGCGTCACTCGCGCTACATGGGATGACGCACCGCATTTAAGCGAGGACGACAAGGCCAATTACTTAGCGTTATTCCCCAAGCATGAGCATAAAGCACGTATGCAGGGCATACCATACGCAGGTAGCGGTCTGATTTATCCGGTTGATGAAGATGAAATCATCATTGATCGTTTCGACATACCAGCACATTGGCCTCAAATTAAGGGCATGGACTTTGGTTGGGATCACCCAACAACATGCGTCACGCTGGCATGGGACAGAGACAACGACATTGTTTATGTTACCAACGAATATTCGGCACGCGAACGCACACCACGCGAACACGCGCCACACTTTAACGATAACGGATCATGGCAGCCAGTTGCTTGGCCACACGATGGTTATCAGCATGATAAGGGCAGCGGCTTAACACTCGCAGAGCAATACCGCGACGAAGGCGTGAACATGCTCGATGAGAACGCCACGCATGATGACGGCACCAATGGCGTCGAAGCAGGCTTAATGGAAATACTACAGCGCATGGAAACAGGCAGATTGTTTGTCTTCCGTGATTGTACCGAATGGCAGGACGAGCGCAGAACGTATCATCGAGACAAGGGCAAGATCAAGAAGCTATACGATGACTTGATGGATGCCACGCGCTATGGCGTGATGATGTTAAGACACGCGAAGGTTAAGCCTAGGGTCGGTGGCAATAAGGCCAATAATAATAGAACGGTTATTTAAAGGGATTTGGCATGGCTATTCCAGCAAGAGATAAAGAGTTAGATGCTCAAGCAAAAGTAGATGAGCGCATTAAGTCAATCATTAATGCGATGCACCACGGCATTCCTGAAACCGAGACAAGCACGCTTGCCAGCGATATCCGAGCACAAGAGAAGGTCATGGCTGGCTTGATTGAGAAGGCTAAACGTACTGGCCTTGACCATCGCCTTATCGCCATGGCCAACACAGATTTTGAACGTGGATTCATGGCGCTGGATAAAGCTTTAACTACTAATAAGGGATAGGGATATGTCAGGCCAAGAAGCCCTTGATGTAGTTGGTATGCCTAATCGTGCTGGCAAGTCTATGTTACATAGGCAGATTAGACAGACTACTACACAAGATTGGCTTGAGCCCATCGAATCGCGGTATGACATAACAGTTGACGAAGCAGAAAGTCTTAAAGCTGCTTTTGATGAAAGTATGAAGCAAAGTTTTAGCAAGCAAAACCACCAATAAGGAAAACTAATGAAACGATATCATGCACTAATAAAAGTAAATGCCACCCCAATGACGCGCCAAGCATACAATGACTTGCGCGGCTGGGAGCTACCCGCAGACGAAGATGGTAGTGATGAGGGTTATTTAACTGAAGATATTAATGGTCAATCAAACTTAGATTGCTATAGCGGCTATGTATCATGGACGCCAAAGGCAATGTTTGAAGATCAGTTTTATGAGCAAATAAATCCGACAGATGTAAGCGGCGATACAACTCAGGTAGCAGGCGTTAATCTAGCCGACAAATTCGATTTCGGATTAGCAATCCACGCCTTAAAAGCAGGCAAAAAGGTGCAGCGTGCAGGTTGGAATGGCAAAGGCATGTTCTTGTACTACGTGCCAGCGGCCAGTTACCCCATGCAGCGTAACAGCTTAGAGACAATGGGCGGTGTATTCCCTGACGATATGGTGCCATACGGTGCGTATATCGCAATGAAAACCGCACAAGACAATGTTGTGCCGTGGCTGGCAAGTCAGACCGACGTACTTGCTGAAGATTGGCAGTTAGCATAACAACCAAACACCAAAAGCCACCTTAACTGGTGGCTTTTTTGTGGGAAAAATAACCATGATGCACTATCAAGGCCGACGATTGATTAAGCAATTAAAGGATAAGCAATGTCACTAACGATACGATACGGCGTGCCAGCCCCAGCGATTGTAAAAAAAGGCTACGGCTTGCAAGCGTTTATCTCAAACGTATTCTTTGAGGCAGACGAGGGCGCAACTGCCAACGATGCCGCCTTGATTGTTTGCCGCCGTGCGTTTGGCATTGGTAAGTCCTATATCGCTGTGCGTCGCAATCAAGCGTACCAGTTGCGCGAGCAAGACGGTAAGTTTCTATCGGACACGGCGGAGGATTGCGCCCAGTATCTATGGAACGGCCATGCAACAGACCGTGACAAGCATATCGTCATGGATTGCTTGCTTGAAAACATCGATCAATTGGTCATGCACAAGCCCGAAGGTGAGGACTTAAACCGTAAAGCGCTTGATAAATATTTTGAAGGTGAAGATAAGTTCACCCACGGATTAATGGATATTGCTAACTCATGAGTAATCAAGCGACGCACGGCCTTGCCGACGACTTTAAGCTAACAAAGGACGGCAAGTTTCTTGTGTGGGCGCACGATATGTATGAGTACGAGCGCGAAGCACAAGCAGAAGGCCGAGCACTGCGCGCACGCGATGAGCGCTTTTATGATGGTCATCAATTCAGCGACGAAGAAAAGCAGGTCTATGCAGAGCGCAATCAAAAACCGCGCACGTACAACGAGATCAAGCCAGCCGTCGATTGGATTATCGGTAGTGAGCGCCGCACACGTAGTGACTGGAACGTGCTACCACGCACGCAAGATGATGTCGAGCCAGCCCAACTAAAGACCAAGCTTATTAAGTACATTGACGATATCAACAAAGCCAAGTGGCAGCGCAGCACAGCGTTTGAGGATTGCGTAAAGACTGGCGAAGGCTGGACCCGTATTAGCGTAGAGCCAAACGAAGATGGTGAGCTGATGATTCAGCTTAACTATGAGAACTGGCAAAACGTACTGGTCGATGGTCAATCGGTCAAAGCGGATATGTCTGACTCACGCTATATGTGGGTATCTAAGATTGTTGATTTAGAAACCTTGCAGGCGTGGTTCCCAGATAAAGAAAGCGAGCTTGAGCTGGACGCTGGCGAGTATCAAGAGCTTGAGGATGACTTGAAGTCCGACCAAACAGGCGATGATGGTAACAACTTGTATAACAATGGCTATCGTGCGCGTGGCTGCGGTGATAATGCGATCAATGTGGTGCGCTCAGGCTCAATGAGTATCACAGGCGGCTACTACTCATCAACCCGTCGTGCAGTGCGTGTGTGGGAAATGTGGTATCGCAAAACAGAGCGAGTCACGCTACTGGCTAACGCAGGCGGCTTAACAGGTCAGATATTCGACAGCAATAAGCAAGAACATCAAGCAGCACTCAAAGCAGGTGCCAAAAAACGCGAGACAGTACGCGAGCAGATGTATATGGCTATCTATACTGCGACGACTGTACTGTTTCATGGCAAGTCAATCTATAAGCATAACCGTTACCCGTTTGTCCGTCGCTTGGCATTCATCGATAAGACAACCAAGTCGCCTTATGGCGTGGTACGTCAGATTGTCGATCCGCAATCGGATTTAAACCAGCGTCGTAACTATGCGCTATATCTCATGGCCACACGTCAAGTGATTGCCGAGGAAGATGCAGTAGACGATAAAGACGAAGCCATCAAGCAAGTCGCTAAAGTTAATGGTTATGTTGAGGTCAAGAAGAACGCACGCTTTGAGATACGCGACAATCAGTCGCTGGCAGGACCGCACGTGCAGTTCGCTGAAATGGACAGCGCGTATCTAAAGCAGATTAGCGGTGTGACCAGTGAAAACCGAGGCATGAACAGTAATGCTATGTCCGGTATTGCTATTCAATCATTGCAAGAGCAAGGCACTGTCATCACCACACCTATCATCGACAATCACCAACTGGCCCATCAAATCGAAGGCGAGATTGTATTGTCATTGTGCGAGCAGTACATCAACCGCGAGATGCAGTTCCGAGTCACAAGTGATATTAAGAACCCCGGCAAGAAAGATTTTGTGGTGCTCAATGAGTCACCAGAAACAGACATCACTGCAACACAGGCAGACTTTGTTATATCAGAGCGCGATTATCGTCAGACGATGCGTCAAGCACTGTCTGAGCAGCTAATCAACGTCTCAGCACAGATTACCCAGGCCACAGGCAACCCAATGCTGGCGATTGCCTTTGTTGAAATGGCGGTTGATTTACAAGACTTGCCAAACAAAGAGCGCTTACTCAGCAAAATCCGCGAAGCTACGGGACTACCACCCATTGATGAAAACGATGAGCAGAAACAAGCGCGCGAAGAAGCACAGGCGCAAGAGCAAGCAGAACAAAAGGCTATGCAAGAGCAGGCGCTTAAACTTGAGATTGCAAAGAAAGAGTCAGCAATCAACCTCGACAACTCACGCGCCAATCAATACAACCGCGAAGGCGAGCGCGAGAAAGCCAATGCTCGTCGTGCTCAAGCTGAAGCAATGGTTAAGTATCTTGAAGCGGCTGGCGTGGTCGTGCAAAACGCTGAGCTTACTGCTATTGCTGATGATCTTATTGGCAATATGGACAATATTATGAACGGCACCTTACCAAACAGCGCACAGCCAGTACAGGGCCAGCCAGTAGAGCAAGCACCAGTACCGATGCAGGTAGAAGCGCAACAGCCACAACAACCGCCAATGCCAGAGCCAAACCAGCCAGTACCAGCAGAAGGCGAGCCGCAACTATCGCCCGAAGAAGCGGCAATGATGGAACAAGCGTTAATGCAGCAACAATCAACCGAACAACCCAATCCATAAGGATAATTGACATGACAGTAGACACACACGACGACGATTTTGAAATCGACACCACAGACCTAGACAACTTGCCAGCCGACGAAGTAGATGTTGACGATGACCTTGATGAAGATTTTGGTCTGAGCTACGACGGTTTAACCCAAGCTGAGATTGACGCTATCAATAGCCCTGATGGTGATGACGATGAAGGTGATGATGATCAAGACGAAGATACCGAAATCGATACTGATAACGATGGCGATGCTGGCGATGATGTTGCAGCCGACAACGCTGAGACTGACAGCACTGATGACGCTGACACTACTGATCAAGACGACTTCACACAAGAAGCCGCCACGGTAGCAGATAAGCGCGCTTCTATTGATGCAGAGTTCGACGCTAAACACGCTGAGCTTGCCGCATTGGGTGAGCAGTACGATAACGGTGACATCTTAGATGGTGCCTACAATACCGCCAAGGTTCGCATTGAGCGCGACTTAAAACGCATTGAAGCACGCGAGTCTGAGCTGGTCGCTAAAGAAGATGAGATTGCCGAGCGTGAGACAAGCAAGCAAGAGCAGTTTCAAAACGACTTTACTAATGCCGTTACTGAGTTTATGGCACGTCCTGAGAATAAACCGTTCGTTGAAGGCAGTCCTGAGTTTGCTGCGCTTGACCAACAGCTAGGCGTCATTGCCCAAAGTATGCCGCCCGGCACACCGTTTGATGTGCTACTAGATAAGGCGCGTACCGCAGTATCGCCTTATAGGACTTTGCCGGAAGCTGGCAAGAAAGAAAGCACGCCTACCGATAAGTCGGTCAAGCCTGATCCCGAGACAATGCCTAGTATCTCGAACATGCCAGCGGTCGTTGCTAACAGCAATGATAACGGCAAGTTTGCTCACCTAGACAAGCTTGATGGGCCAGCGCTAGAGCGTGCAATCGCTGATATGAGCGAAGCACAGCAAAACGAATACCTACTAAACCAATAGGTTAAAACTACTTTATGAACAAAATACGCTATCGAGATTGCAGCATAGGCGATGTTATTGAAGTCACTGGCCCGTGTACCATTATTGTTGAAAGCAAGAGTGGTCGCTCGCCAAGACTCAAAGTGATAACCGATCAAGGTAGCGACGTGAGTTTTTTAACAGGTGAACAAGCGCATACGTGCTGTGATACCAAAAATAGTCTGACTAAAGGAGACTAATATCATGGCACAGACTAAAATCAACGACAGCCAAGCTGTCAAAAAATGGGCAGGTGCGTTATTCGGTGCCGCTTTCGTAAAGTCTTTTTACGGTAGCAAGCTGATGGCCTCAACCAAGCTTGTCGGTAAAGCTGGTCAAATGGCAAACGCGCCTATTGGTGTTATCAACGATTTAGAAAGCGGTGCAGGTGACAACGTATCATTCGATATGTTTGTTCAGCTTAAAGGCCGCGGTACTTATGGCGATGACGTTTTAGAAGGTAACGAAGAAGATTTAACCGCGTTCACGGACGAAGTTAAGATCAACCAAGTTCGTCATGGTGTGACGCCTGGTGGCAAGATGAACCAAAAGCGTACCATCAACGATCTACGTGCAATCGCTAAGGTCAAGCTTGAGCGCTGGCACGCGAACCACTTTGATGATGTTGTGATGACAACATTGGGCGGTGGTCGTGGTCATGCGAAAGACTTGTATATTCCGCTAGGTGCAACTGCGCCTATTCGCGGCACGATGGATTACCAACAGTACGATGCAGACAGTGTTGTCTATGGTGGTTCAGCGACGTCTAAGGCAAGTATGACTGCTGCTGATACCATGTCGCTTGATATGATTGATGAGTTAGTCCTGAAGTCTAAGCGCGGTGGTAAAGCTGATGGTGAGTTCCGTATGGAGCCACTAGAAGAGTCGGCAGAAGAATATTACATGCTGACGCTATCGCCTGAGCAGATTCACGACTTGCGCAAAGATACGGGCACTGGTGGCTGGCTTGATATCCAAAAAGCGGCTGCTGCTGCTAACGGTTATCAAAACCATATCTTTAAAGGTTCGGCTGGCGAGTACAACAAGGTTCACATTAAAGAAGTGAATAGTGTTGTAACGTACAACGACTTTGGTGCTGGTAACAATGTGAAAGCGCATACAGGCGTATTCATGGGCCGTCAGGCTGCTGTGGTCGCCTTTGGTAGTGCAAGTGATAAGAACATGCGCGCCAACTGGGAAGAGAAAGAAAAAGATTATGGCAACCAAGTTGGTATCTCCGCTGGCATGGTGTACGGCACGAAGCTACCAGCGTTTGACGGTAAAGTTGTCAACTCAATGGCAGCTTATACCGCAGTGAGCAAGTCACGCACTTAATCTAACAGATCTACCTTAAAAGCAAGTTGGTCATGCCAGCTTGCTTTTTTATCATCTATTTTTCTATTTAGTATCTCTATAAAGGACACAAGACTATGGCCAAGTTCCAGTCTGAGCGCTATTTGCATAACACGCAGATTCAAAGCTCAATGATTAGCGGTGTGACTAACACACCAACCATTACCCACAAATTCCTTGCCGAAACCACTGTGGATGTCGGTGACTTTATCCTAATGTGCAAGCTACCCGAACGCTCA